CCTCTCTTAGCGCGCTTCTCTGGTCTGGTGACAGAGACCTACTGTCTACTGTGAGGCTGTTGTTATTCACTACCAGCGAGGGAGCCTCTGGCTGTTTGGGCGCATACCTGTCTGGTGCGAGCCGTTCTGAATACCATTTGAGTGTGTCTGTAGCGAGCCGTGCTGCCTGCACACGGGCAGGATCAAGCTTCAGCTCTTTATCTGCCTCATACAGAGCCAAGAGCTTCTTGGGGATTGCATAGGCTTCAGAGAAGGCAAACTCAGCCAAGGCAGAACGCGCGCGCGCGAACATTGTCGCAAACGGCTCTTTCTCTGCCCACCTATAAACAGTAGACCTAGGCACACCAATCGCATCACATGCCTCTGTTACTGTGTATCCTTCAGCCATTAAAGAGAGAAGCTTCTCTCCCTGTGCCTCTGTGTAGACTGTTGGTCTGCCTATTACTGCCTTTGCGGCGTTGGCTCTTACCTTTGCTTTGATCGCTGGTAATTGTTCTGTGAGGCTTGCACGCATCTCTGCGCCGGATGGTGCGCGCGTCTTAAATGATTTGTCCTTTGCCATTGGCTATCTGCCTTGTCTGTGTGTGCACTAGTCTTGCCAATATAAGACAGCACACGCACAAACCAAAAATGCCTTGCCAGCGATCCAATCCGATAACAAACCAATGAAACGACAGAGCGCCACATACTCTCTTAATAAAAACAAAACTAGCACACACGCACAAAACAAAACAGGCGAGGCACAATGCCCCGCCCATCCTGTTAGTTTGCAATGCTATGTGCGCGCGCGTTATTTCAACCAAGGCGCGGAATCGAACAAATCGCCTAATGTGATTCCAAGCTGCTCTAGCAGGTCTGCTGTCTCCTCTGGATATGAGCACACAAAATCGTACACAGAGCACGCACCAGCATGTGCAGATGATTTTGCCCAATAACCAGAGTCATCCTCTGCCCACGAGTCGTCGTACCATTTAGACGCATAATATTTGCGCGCCTGTTTTGGCTCTGGCTCTCTCTGCACAGCCAGTTTCCTGTGATCCAGACGTAACAGCATGTCGCGCACATCCAACAAATGCAGATATGCGAGAGTTTCATTTGGTGTGTGTGCGTTCTCATATCCAACAGAGATATTCGTACATTCTGGCACTAGATGTTTCATGTTGTGGCTGTCTGTAAACAGACCTGTGTCATCTGCCTTATATCCTCGCATCTGCTTTGCCAGCGATTTGGCAAATGAGTCAGATGCACATCTGCCCCCCGCTTGATGCGTGATGATTGAGTCTGTGCCTCTGCGATCCAGCGAAATGCAAAACTGTATGCCTTGCACCAGCTCTGGTGTGTTATCTGCAAACCATTGCGAGCCATACCCCCCGCATTCCTCTTCGCGGAAAAATACGTACAAACCAGAGACGCGCGCCAAAATCATTTCACGCATCAACCAGACTCCTGCTGTGCAGTCTGCACCAAGGCATGACGCATCTTTCTCTGCCGCGCTCAGTTTTACTAATCCTGCCTTTTGCACAATGCGTTGCGTTCCTGCCTTTCTGTGCACAGTGTCTGTGTGCGATGTGAACATGATAGGCGCGTCACCAATACGCATAACCATATTTCCGAATCCATCTTCTGTTGCACCAAGCGGCGCGATAAATTCGCGAATAAAATCCTCTTCTGTTTTGCTCCCTGCTGGTCGCATTGTTTGCAACATACGCCAGAGGCTTTTCATATCTGGTTCAATTTGTGTGTGTGTGCGAGTCATTGTGCGAGTCATTATTCTGTCTCCTCTGTTTCCATTTCGCGCAATTTGGCGCTCAAAATTAAATCATCACGCGCGGCGCTTTCCTCGTATGTTTCCCCATCAATTTCTACAGATTCAAAATCATCCTCTGCGTAATACTCTTCTGTGAGATGACAGAAAAACGCATGTGAATACGTTTCATCCTCGCACCAAATTTCTGGTCCAGAGCTGGTGTGTACTGTGCGTGTGTCTTCTATGAAAAACCAATCGCCAGAGCGCGCACATTCGTTAAAATTGCGCTGTGCATATCGCAGAGAATACGTCTCATCATTCACAGACACAGATGAAAATTCTGACTCATCAAAATGCTCTTCTGTGCCATGACAATAAAACGCACTATTGTTAACGCAACATTCGCACCAGCTCTGCGTGCTATATGAGCCCGTATTTACTGAATACGTATAATCCTCTTCGCAAGACTCGTCGCAATTCTCACAGCGATTCATGTCGCTGGTTGAGATTGTGCCATGCGTATTCTGTGCTGAAAAATCGCCATTACGCGCGATTATAAAATGCTCCTCGTCATGCGAAAGAGTCACGCCTTGATGCCCATCTAAATAAGGCATGACGAATTCGTCGCTGTTTGTTTTGTGTCTGATCGCGCGAATTTTCGCGCCCTCAAATTTTCCTGCTTTATATCCGACAGATTCCAGAGAACGTATGAGCGAGTCATATTCTTGTTTTGCAATCTCTCTGTTGACTCCATGATACCGCTCAGGAGTCGGATAGACGCGCCCATAAATTTTCTCTTCTGGCCATATGAGCGCGCGTGATGCGTATTTTTCCGTGTGGTAGTCTGATTTACGCTCTACATACGCAACAGCCAAATCAGAGTCGCCATAAACATCTACCGGATGATATGGGCGCGAAACATATCGCTCAATTTCGTACGACATGCACGATTCCGGCCCGTTTAAATACACATCGCGAATATGCTCTGGTGTGCTGGCAATTTGCAGAGCTGGTGTGTCATCCGACAATAATCGCGCCATTGCGCGCGCCCATGACGCAATTTCTGTGTCTGTGAGATAGTCGGAAAAGTATTTCTGCAAATACGCACCAGCACGCATACGAGTCTGGCGATCAAGCTCACCTTTTTCTGGTGACTCTGTGAAGGCAATCATCTCTGGTTTTTCAGATGACCTGTGCGTGAAATGGTCCCGCATTTCATCTGATCTGTGCGTCCACCAAGACTCTGCCATCCAAGGAACGTATTTATATTCGCCAGCAATAAAGCGGCGCTCCTCTCTGTTGCGCCAGTGTAAATCCGGCTCTGGTTTAAAAAAGAATTTCTCGCCATATTCGTACGCAAACGCATTTGCGAGATTTTGTGCCTCTTCTGTGGATGTGGCGCGCGTCATGACATGCTGGTCTGTTGCGCGAATAATCAAAAAACTAGGCATGATTTTTATCTCCTATTTCGATTCACCAGATATTTGCTGGCGAGGCATTTCTAACACGATTCAGCAATAAAAACCCACACATATATATACGCGCGCGCATGTCGCTCATTTTGGGCCGCCGGTGCTCAAAATAGGCACAAGCCTTTTAAATGCCCGTACACGGGATTCATGCATTTGCGCTACCTAGCATCCTATTTTTCAATGTTCGACATTCGTTCTTGTTTTAGGGATTCTTAGTTTTCTAATCTTTTCCGGGCAAACCCATATTGAGCACACGCGCCCACAATGGTGCTGGTGTTAACCTGTTCGCTGTGAGAACATTTCTGTTCGCTCTGCGAACAAGGAGGAATCAATACCAGTAAAAAATACCGCTATAAAATACCGTTATAAAATACCGCAAATATTTACCGGCAATTATTACCGGCAATGATTTCCGGTATTTATTACCGCAAATAATTATCGGTAATTTATACCGTCAAACTCATTTTGGGTTTGCGTGCCCAAACCGGGCGCGTCCGCCGGGAAAACGTCGATCGACCCAAAATGGGTTTTCATGCCCAATATGGGCGCACATGCTCATTTTGGGTTTCTATGCTCATTTTGAGCCAACATGCTCATTTTGGGTTTGAAACCCCAAACCGGGTTTGTCTGCCCATTTCGGCCAGGAGCGCCCAAACTCGGATGGACCAATGGACCAATGGACCAAAGGCCGTCGATGGACCAATGGACCAAATGGACCAATGGACCGATGGACCAAAATGGAAAATCGGATGGACCGATGGACCAATGATTGACAGAGGCGCAATGCCTCACTAGAAATAGCGTGTGGACCAATACACCACGGAGAATAGAAGTGAGCGATTCGTTACCCCGACACATAGCCGATTTGGTCGGCATCATCTTTGGTGAACCCAAGAAGCCTAAAGCCGCGCCAGTGAACGCGCCTCGTATCTCCCCCATCCGCATGGTTCAAAACCCCGATGGGACCGTGACTCTGATGCGCTTCAAAAAGACCGTTGGTTGGATCAGCCCCGTGCATCTGGCAGGGGACCGTGACGGGTTCAAAGCTTTGACCGTTCATGGCGAGATCAAGAATTGCTACTCAATGCGCCATGCGCGCGACTTCCTCCTCTCACACTTTCACTAAGGAGAACGACTATGGGACTCGATATGTATCTGCACGGGCGCAAGTTCTACCGATCCGTTCGTCACCAGCGACCGCAGGAAGACGGGTTTGATATTGTCCAGAAAGACTTGGACCTTGGCTATTGGCGCAAGCACCCGAACCTTCACGGCTTCATTGTCGATGAATTCGCCAACAGCATGGACGCTTGTCAGGAGATCGAACTTGACGAAGATTGCCTGTCCAAAATCATAACTGCTGTCGCGGACCAGACCTTACCGCACACAGAAGGCTTCTTCTTTGGCATAAGCCAGACAGACGAAGGGCAGATCATCGAAGACCTGTCCATCCTGCAAGGCGCTTTGGACTGGTTGAAGAAACCAGATGACGGCGTGTGGAAGTCAGTCATCTATCGGGCATCATGGTAAGGAGGCGGCAATGGCTACGTTTTTTATTCAGACAGTCGAATGCACGACTAAATCATACGAGTTTGAAATGGATGGTGACGACTTGGATGACGCCATCGCTAAGTTCTGGGAACTGACAGACGCAGAACTGAAAGAAGCTTACATCGCAGAAGAATGGACCGGAGAAGAACTCGACTTCATTACGATCAAGGAGCCAGTGAAATGACACAGCGTCGAATATTCAAAGAGTTTCCAGACTTCCCTATCATGGCCGTGCCAGAGCTTCCAGACGGGTGGGATGATACGTCATGGCATAACGACGAAAGCCCATCCTATTCGCACAATGGCTTGCAAGTTTTCATCATCGCAGATGGCGAGTTTCGCTATGTCATCATGGACGTAGAAGACGGCGAGACGGTTTTGATGACGAACAATTGGAAAGACTGCATGGTCTACGTGAACAGTTATTGGACATAAGGACAACGATAATGAAGCCTACAGCCAACAACATGGACTCTTGGTTTGATACTATTTGGCAAGCCTTATGGGATGGCCAAGACAAGGAAGCCTATTCAGATGAGCAATGGGATGACATCTGCACCGCGATGGCTTGGATTTCAGAGTTCTGCGGTCGTGAAACGGAAATGGACCCATGAAAGTTCTGGTTGCTTGTGAATACTCTGGCACGGTGCGGGATGCGTTCCTGCGCCGTGGCCACGAAGCCATGTCCTGTGATCTGTTGCCAACAGAAACAGAAGGGCCGCACTATCAAGGGAACGTCCTCAACATCCTAAATCAAGGATGGGATTTGATGATCGCGCACCCGCCATGCACCCATCTGGCGGTCAGTGGCGCGGCACACTTCGCCAGAAAGATTGCCTCTGGCGAGCAACAAGAGGCGCTGGACTTTGTGCGCGCCTTGCTTGACGCACCCATCCCACGCATCGCGCTGGAAAACCCTGTCAGCATCATCAGCTCTAAAATCCGTAAGCCTAGCCAGATGATCCAGCCTTATGACTTTGGTCATGATGCCAGCAAGCGCACTTGCCTTTGGTTGAAAGGCTTACCGCTCCTGCGCCCGACGAAGTATGTTGAACCCAGAATCGTCATCACGCCTTCTGGAAAGCCAGCGAAGCGATGGGCGAACCAATGCGACAATTACGGCCACGACAGCCAGCCACCATCACCTGATCGGTGGAAGATACGCTCTGCAACCTATCAAGGCATTGCAGACGCTATGGCGGACCAATGGGGCCAACCTGATCAGGGAGACTTCTTGCTCCTCTGATCTCTCCGCTGACGAAACCGGAGAGTATGACTAGGGGCCGCTGTATCAAAACACCAGCGGCCCCCTTTTCATTTCACTACGCGCAGATACGGCATCCCGTTATTTTCGCGCTGATCCTTGTGGAAATCGTTCCAATCCATGCCCGACAGGATCGGGGTCTCAACCAACACGCGCCGTTTGTGGATGACTTCAAGCCTATTCGCCAATGAGTAGGCTTTAGATTGTCCAGCAAAGTTGCGGTCGTTGTCTCCGAAAACAATGATCTGCTCCGCTATCGCTGGCGGGATCCACTTCGACAGGAGAGTGCCATTGATGCAAGCCCACACGGGCATCTCAAACATGATGGAAGCCGATATGGCTGTCTCAATGCCTTCTGCTACCCCCATGACCGGCGCGGCCTGACCAAGCCGGATTGCACAGCCGTCTGGAAGCTTGCCAGCCATCACACGTTTGGCGGGGCTGACGTTCGCTTTGTTGCCATCTAGGTCCAGCAACGTGATGTGCAGATTTGCGGCCTTGTCGTCATGCGTGATGATCTTGGCCAGCATCGCAGGGTGCAGAACGCCATCAGCACGAATAGCAAAATGCTCCCGCAGATTGTCTGTCGGGCGGTATGTCCCTGTTCTGGACCAAATGTATTTCCAGACCGGACCGCTCTCCATCGGGTAGGACGCGCCGAGCCACTTGCGGCGCATGTTGAGGCGCTGCGTTTGCTCGACATCTTCCTGGGGCTTTGGACCAGTTGGACCATCGAACTTGCGCCCGATGATCGTGTCGATCTCTGACGCAATTTGCGGGAACTCTTTCCCGGTGACGCGCTGGACCAAATTAAACCCGTCTCCGGCGCCGCAGCCAGAGCAGATAAATCCACCATTGCTGTTCCGGTCATCCCAGCGAAAACGATCCTTGCCCCCGCAGATGGGGCATGGACCGTGATCGTTCTTCAGAAATTCGGCATCCACTCCAAGGGCTGGCAATAATTCCCGCCAACGGCCTCTGGCTAATTCTGCTGTCGATTTCATTTGTTCTTGTCCTTCAAGCAGAACCTAATTTTGTAGATTGGCTTGCCCATCCTCGCCAAAGACGAGTTTTCACGGACATAAACAACGCCACTGCTGTGATAAATTGACGGTATGACGACAAACACGCCTGATGTTTCACCCGCATAAAGTGATGCCAATTTGGCGCTGGCTGATACGCGTTCAAGCATTTCTCTCCCGTATGTCATGCTGCTTTTCCTTTTGATTTTGCTTGGCGGATATTCCGGTAGGTAATCCAATTCTGGGTTTCTTGGCTGATTTCCGTCGAGGGAATGTTAGAGAACGAACTGGCGGGACCGACCCCGAACCGCTCCTTGTAAGCATGATAGGCCCAGCCGTTTTTGTAACCCCGCAAAAAGGCGTGGCGCAGCAATTCGGCGTAAACCCGTTTTTTCTCCTCAATCGGCAATTTCCTAGCCGCCTTGCGGTCACGGTCGATCTCGTAAAGGTCGCCTTCCTCGCACTCAATCTGGCTGGTCCGCTCCGGCTTGAAGCCACAGGCGGGGCATTGGGAGACACGGGGTGGACGCAGGAAAGTACACTGGGGGCACTCCTTTGGCAGGGGTGCGCTCTTGGTCCTGGTCTTACGGTTGGCCGTGCCATCATCCAGACTGTCGTGGTGGATGTCGGTCACGAAGCCCAGTTTGAGGGTCGTGTCCGAGTGGTCGAGGATCAGGCAGTGGTCCTTGCCGTCAGCCTGACGGAGGCCGCGACCGATCATCTGGGTGTACAGGATCTCAGACTTGGTAGGCCGAGCCAGAATGATGCAGCGAACGTCCGCATCAAAACCTGTGGTCAGAACACCCACGTTGCACAGAACCTTGACCTCCCCGGTCTTGAACCTGGCGACAATGGCATCCCGCTCGTCGATCTTGGTGAAGGCGTCCATGTAGGCCGCAGCCACGCCAGAGGCCAGGAATTGCTGTTCCACATGCTTGGCATGGGTCCTGTCCACACAGAATGCCACCGTAGGGCGCCCATTTGCCCGCTGGAGCCACGTTTTGATGATGTCGGCTACCAGGGTAGCGCGATCCATTACAGAGGCAAGCTGGTCGATTTTATAGTCACCAGCGACGATCTGCACTCCAGACAGGTCTGGATGGGCCGGAGCGAACACCCGAAAGTCGGATAAGGTTTTCTTGGCGATCAGGTCGGCAGTGGTCGTGCAGACGATCAAATCGTCCCAGCGTCCAGCCTTGCCCATACCCTTCGCCCACGGGGTCGCCGTCAGGCCGATGAAGGGAACGTCCTTCCAATCGGGGTCGTTCATCCACTGGTCGTAGAGCTTGAACATGTTGTGGCACTCGTCAACGATGACCAGATCGGCCTTCGGGATGTTTCGCCGCGCCAGAGTTTGAACCGAGCAGACTTGTACGGGCATGTTCGGGTTGGTCATGCCGTGGTCGCCCTGCATGACGCCAACCTCAAAAATGCTGTTCTGGAAGAACCGCTCAACAGTCTGGTTAATCAGCGACAGGAACGGGACGGCAAAAATAACCTTCTTGCCCCGCTTACGGGCCATGTTGACG